ATGATCATTTTTGAAAAGACAGGGAAAATACTTCTCGATATACCAGTCGATGATGCCAGTTATCGCTATCGGGCCATCCGGCAGGGCGACAAGGTCAATCTTGTGTTCTCGTTGACAGAACATGTAGAAATACCTGTCTACAGCTATGTTGACTATCAAGGTCAGCGATATACGCTCTGGAGACCGGAGGATCTGACAAAGCATGGCACTCGCAATCTCGATTACAGTGCCACCTTTGGCGGCTATTGGGAACTGTTGGGTACCATCAAATACAAGCACCTGTCAGCCATCCCCCGAAAGCTGAAATTCCAACTTACCGGAAAACCCCGCTTCTTTCTGGAGCTTTTGATTGATAATATGAACCAATCGGGAGTTGGAGGATGGTCTATTGGGACCTGTATCGATGCACCGGAAAAGACCTTGGCCTTTAGCCATGAGTTTTGTTTGGATGCACTTAACCGCTTTGCGGATGAGTGGGGAACAGAATTCGAAATCGTCAGCAAGACTATCAATTTCGGCAAGGTAGAGAAGTTCAAGGACGATCCTCTGCCTCTTTCCTACGGCCGTGGGAATGGCTTCAAAACCGGTGTCGGCCGTAAGCTGCAGGGCGAAAAACTACCCACCTCCATCCTCTATGTGCAGGGTGGCGAGCGCAACATCGACCGCACCGCCTATGGAGCTTCCTGTCTGCTGCTGCCAAAATCCCAGGAATTGGAATACGAAGGCAGACGCTATAAAACCGACAAGGATGGCATGTTCATTACACGAGCCGACCGGGCTTTGGCCAATAACAATGAGGACAGCTTGGACTGTTCGCACATCTACCCCTCACGGGTGGGCACGGTGTCCGAGGTGGTTGTGGTGGATGCCGAAAAGCATCTCTATGATATCATCGATAACACGATTCCGGAAGATTTAGACTATTCCAAATGCCGAATACCGGGCGAAACTGCAACGATTATCTTCCAGTCGGGTGTGATGACTGGAGAAGAATTTGACCTCGAGCAGACATCTGACGCTTTGACCGGTTACGACCATGCAGCCCGACGGTTTAAGTTGGTGCCTGTCGAGAAAGAAGGGGGCACGATACCGAACCCGAACCGCTGTCCGGCTGTAGGTGATACATACGCGGTCTTCAACATTTCGCTGCCGCAGGCATACGTCTGCAACGATACCACACAGACGGGTGCGTCATGGGATATGTTTCGTGATGCAGCCCGAAGCCTGTACAACAAGGAAGAGGAATCTTTTGCCTTTACCGGTGAGCTGGACGGCATTTGGGCGAAATCGCAGTGGCTGGAGGTGGGTGGACGGTTGGTGCCAGGTGGTTACATCCTGTTTGACGACCCGCAGTTTCAGCCCGAGGGAGTGCGTATCCGCATCACGGCCGTAAAAGACTATATAAATAGACCCTACAGCCCCGGACTGGAACTAAGCAATGTGCCGGTCGGTGGCTTTGTCTCCTCGGATCTGTCGAAGATCGAAAGCAACGAGGTGATCAATAACGACCGCCACAGCGATGCGATGCACTACACCAAGCGTCGTTTACGTGATGCGATTGAAGCACAGGAGATGTTGGAAAAGGCGTTTAAAGATTACACCAAGGGGATCGATCCAGTCTGGGTGCGCACCATGTCCCTTTTGGTCGGACATGAAAACCTGCAATTCCGCTTCGTGGACAGCAAGACCAATCCCCGGAAAGTCGATCCGGACTTTGTCTATGACGATGCGACCGAACTGTTCACCGCCCCGAAAGCGATCCTTCAACACATGACGATCGGCATCTCGGAAATAAAAGGCAGCCATGCCGTTTCTGAATATAAGTTCTGGGATCTACCTGCCTACACCAGTCCGCCGCTGGGCGACTTCGGGAAGCTCTACCTGTACGCCAAATGTGGCAAGTCTTCTGAGGCCGGCGAGTTTATCTTGTCCGAAGAACCGCACGACATGGACGAAGGCAGCGATTATTACTTTCTGGTCGGTTTATTAGGTAGTCAAGCCGACGGTGTACGGTCGTTTGTGACCTGCTACGGCTTCACGGAGATATTGCCCGGCCGAATCACGGTGGATCGCATAGTATCGACAGATGGAAAGTGCTATTTCAACCTGGGGATCGGAGAGTTTGGCGGGAAGATGGTATTCAAATCCGGAACATCCGGTTATAATAACATTTCCGACCGTCCTAACCTTCAACCGTTGTATGATGGGATAAATGATGCCCTGACGGATGCAGAGAATGCGTCAAATGCAGCTAACAACGCCCAATTGACTGCAAACAACAAGGCAAGGGTATTTTATCAAACGACGGCTCCAGCATCGGGGATGCGGACAAATGACTTATGGGTGGATGGGGAGAATATCTATAGATATAGCGGTTCTAAATGGGTGCTTGCCTCAAAGTATGACAATACGATAACGGAGATCAACGGCGGACTCATAACTACCGGTGCGATCGCTTTCGGAAGCACAGGTGGAATGGCTGCTTCCGGTTCCATCCGTATTTGGTCGGGAGGAACAGCCGGGGCGAAAGGACAACCACCCACTGATCCGACATTCCGGGTAGAAAGCAACGGAAATGTGGAAAGTAGAGGAAGTATCTATATTGCAAATTCAAATGGAGAAAAACTTGCCGGACTCTCCGGAGGTGGAACAGCCGGAAACTCTGTTCGAATCTGGGCTGGAAATGCAACACCTGCAAATGCCCCGTTTAAAGTTTATCAAAATGGGGATGCCTACATCGGAGGACTCAGGATGGAGTCTGGAGGACTATTCTCGGATAACCGCTATTCCGGTGAATCGTCTTCTAAATTTTTCCTTTATTCATCAGGAAGTAATGCGTTTTTGGGATTTTCATCTTCCGGTAAATGGGCCGGCCTTGGTCTAAATACCTTGCCGTCTACGCTTGGGGGTACAAGTGCTTTGATGCGCCTTGAGTATGCAACTAATCACAACGATATAAATTATGGGGCTGTGATAGATGTTCATGGTGGACGGCGCAACTATGCGTTATACTGCATTGGAGGTTTAAAGGTCAACGGATCGATCTCGACTGCCCGTTATGCACCCTCGTCGGACAAGAGTGATACAATCGTCCTGAACATCGGTTATCGGGACACGTTCGTCTTCAGTACCAGTACGTATCTTAGCGTCTATCTCCCTTCCCGGTCGACGATCACAAAGAAAATGGGAGAAGTCCACCCGGAATACGGAGATTCGTGGAGCGAAGTCGGTTTCAATTCCGTGATTTTTGTGCATGTGATCGTGGCGAAGTTCTCTTCCGAAGGTATCAGAATAGAACCAGAAAACTCTGATACACCATTGTTGGACAATAACGGCAACAGCATGACACTTGACATGAATAAGGGTGACTGTGCAACGTTCGCTTATTTTAACCAGGGATGGTATCTATTCAATAGACATTATTAATTACAATGCAAACAATCATAAAAACATACAATATGGAACTAACATTAAAAGATCGAGTATTAATACTCAACACCGTGTTGCCACAGTTTGACACGAGAAAAAACATGGAACTGAAAGTATCGATAGACAGTAAGATAGCGATCTCGGAGGTTGATCAGAAGCGTATCGTTATCAAGGATATGGGGAGTGGTCAAATCAACATCGGATTTACTGATGCAGCGGCCATAACAGAAACAACAGATATAGCTTTGACTGATGAAGAACTTCAATACCTCAAACAACGTGTTGACTTCATAGATCGCAACGGCATGTTCTCTGAGTTCACGATGCCGACGTATGTCAAAATTTTGGATGAACCGCTAAAAGAGGAGCAACAGGCTGAATAATATAAAAATCCGCCTCCCATCTATCACAGACCGGAGGCGGAGAAATAACAAACACTGCCTTATGGCAATGAAAAAACTCGTAACAAAGATGATCAAATAAAAACGGAAGGAGGTGTAAAGTGAATGTAGAATTAACCGATATACTAACAATAATCGGGACGTTAGGAGGATTCGAGGCGATAAAATGGGGGATTAGCTTCTATACGAACCGGAAGACAAACGCCCGTATTGAGGACGCCCATGCCGATGTGGAGGAGTTCAAGGCTTTACGTGAGTATAACGAGTTCCTGCAAAAACAGCTATCAGAAAAAGAAGAACGTTTTGTAGAACAAACCGGAAGGCTTCGACAGGTACAGGATGAGCTTTTTACTTTGAAAGAGAGCTATTCGGATGTCAAGCTTGAACTTGCACTGAAGAGATGTGAGAGAAAGAAGTGCGGTGATCGTGAACCGCAGAATGGTTATTAATGAGAAAGGATGTAAAAGGTATGAGAAAAAAAATAACACCACGTGGGTTGCGCAACAACAACCCCGGAAATATCCGAATAAACGACGATTTGTTTCAAGGCGAAGTAAGACCGAGCCGTGACAAGTCATTCAAACAATTTGAAACAATGGCGTATGGGTATCGGGCTATCTTCAAGATACTTCGGAACTACTTGTGCATATACAAGCTGGATACCATCCGAAAGATGGTCGGGCGTTGGGCACCGCCGGGGGACAACAACCATACGGAAGCCTACATCAAGGCTGTCTCAGACTATGCCGGAATCCCGGCTGATGATCCGATCAATGTAAATGACCGAGAGCAGATGATCCGTATTGTGGCCGGGATGAGCAAGGTTGAGAATGGGGTAGAAGCCGATATGCTGGATGTTATTGCCGGGTGGAATCTGTTGCAATAAAAGACTACTTGTCTATAATCGTTCTTTGACATTGTGGGGAGTGCTGTTTGTGAAAAAAAATTAATGTGGAAGTTAAAGTCAATGCGTTGTTTCTATCACGAAAGAAAAAATTCCATATTTGCATCGTGTATTAACTTTAAAGTTAAGAATGGAACGATATGAAGTCGAATTAATAGAGCAATATGACAAACTGAATTTATATTCGATTAGGATAGATGGACATGAATATACAGAGTTTGAGGAATTCGTTTTAAGGTTCTCAGATAATGATGAATATAAAGAAGATTTGGATATTGTTTTATCATGGTTAGATAACATAATTCGTAGAGGGGCGTTGGAAAGGTATTTTCGCCCTGAATATAGATATGGAAGTGGTATTTCCGCTATACCAATAGAGACAAGCAAGATTCGTCTTTACTGTGTCAGAATTTCGAACAAGATTCTTATTTTAGGAAATGGAGGAATAAAAGACGCTGATAAATGGCAAGACAGTCCATTATTGTCATCTATAGTTAATAGATTGGTTGATACTGAAAGATTCATTCAATCACGAAAGCATAGTGGAAAAATATGTATAAATGAATCGGGTGAACTTATAGGAAACTTAAAATTTACAAGGAACGATGATGAAACGAAGTAAAATATTGGAGAAAAGAAGAACTATGATTTCCGAGGAAACACGGGAATGGGTAGATTTTTCTTTTAAAATAGCGGATAGGATACATTGTGTTTTGGCCTCGAAAGGATTAACTCAAAAGGATTTAGCAACTAAATTAGGAAAGAGTGAAGCTGAAATAAGTAAATGGATGCGTGGAACCCATAATTTTACGATATCTACAATAAAGAAAATAGAGGTTGCACTTGATTGTGAAATCTTGTCTGTTAAAAAAACATTAGATGGAAGTGTTTTTTTTCTTTACAACTCATCATATACAACTTATCCGATAAGCAAATCTGTAAAAAATGCTGATACAATAGTCAATGCGTCTAACGGATTAAAGATGGTTTATAATGGAAACTGAAGTTTTAGAAGTAAAAATATTGGATATACAAGAGGAATCGTTTTCTATCAACTCTGAGATTCTTTCATCGTTGGATCAAACGGATAATACGGGAATTGAATTTTTTATTTCTTTTAAGTTGAATAAAAATGAAAGTGTCTTGGTATCGGAAGCTTCTTTGACATATCTTATTGAAAAAGAAGAAACGTCGGAAAAACTGGCATGTATATCATATTCTTTTGTACTATATATAAAGGACTTGAATAATTATATAGAAGATGATAAGGTGAGACTTCCTGATAGATTTATGGAAGAACTCATTTATGATGTATATTCAACAGGTCGTGTAATAGCTAAAGATAGACTTATCGGAACAAAACTTAAAAATGTATATTTACCTTTCGGTGGAGCTTCTCAGATATATGAGTTGTTTAAGAAATCTCCAAAAGTGAAAATACAAAATTAGTTTCGTCTTATTTTCTTAAGAGAACAGAAGACGGCACTCCTCATGTTAATTTGAGATGTGCCGCCTTTTTCATATCCGGGCGGCCTCCAAATACGGGTATGGCTATGAAATATTAATCATGAAAACTTGGCATGTAATACTGATTTTGATTCTCTGCCTTCTTTGCTTCTTGGCCGGCCGGCACACGAATAGGATAGGGGATGAGCTTGTTGGAAAAACCGACACGTCGACTCTGCATGACACGATTCGAGATAGCATTCCTTATCCGGTTTATGAAACAGTAATCCAGACGGTACCGGAACTGTTTCCCGTCTACATCACACTTGGTGGCGATACGATACGAGAACCTGTGTATATCCCCGTTCCCATAACACAGAAGGAATACCGGACAGAAGATTACCGGTTGTCCATATCCGGTTACAAACCCAATCTTGATTACATCGAGATCTATCGAAAAACGGAACAGATTACAAAGGTTGTAGATCGTAGGTTTGGTATCGGTATTACAGCCGGGTATGGTATCGGGAGAAATGGACTGTCGCCGTATGTCGGGATAGGTGGGTTCTATAGGATTTGGTAGTTTCTTTTTGTTTTATAGATTTAATGTTAATAGTGTAGTGGCCGCTCTGCCTGTGATGGTGGGGCGGTTTTGTTTTGTATAGATATGAAGCTATTCACGCAACTTACTTTTTGGTTTATTTGTTATACTATTGAAAGTCTACCTGAATATGCCAGAAATAAGAATTGCTGCAAAAAGTATAGATTTTATATTACTTTAGTAACGCATTCTTGCACATTTCTAATTTATTTGTGTAGATTTGCAACGTAAAATTTAATAAAAACGGAGGTATTATGTGTATATTCAAAGAAATCGGCAAGTTCGTTAAAAACGGCGCCTCTGTTTTCAATGAAGCTTCGAAAGGAAGTTACAGCCGTCAATCAGAAGCCATTCGCTCTATTGAAAAAGAGTTATTTTCAAAAGATGATGGTTCGTTCGTTGATGACAAGCGTAATCTTGCCAAGGACAGGGAGAATGTAAATCGTGACATTCGAAACTCTTACAACAAATTGCAGTTACATAATGGGTAAGCAAGAATTAAAAAGAAAAGAAACGGCTGTCGTCAGCCCCAATGGTGAAGGTAAGCAGTATGAACAAACATTGACGGTGGATGATACTTGCTTACCTTCTGCAGAAGAACTAACCGCTTATCAGGCGATTGATCCCAACATTGTTACATTCTTAATGGATGTATCAAAGAAAGAGCAAGAACATCGTCATAAAATGGAAAGAGATAAATTACGTGTTGTTGATAAAAATGAGCGTCGTGTTTTTCGGGTAAATTGGTGGGGAATGTTCTTTGCTTTTCTTTCTATTGTTGTGTTAGTCGGGTTAAGTGGTTATGCACTGTATCTAGACAAGCCTTGGTTTGCAGGAATATTGGGAGCAGGAACATTTGTGTCAATCGTTTCCATTTTCGTTAAAAACGACAAAACCGATTCTACAAAAAAGTAA